TGTTGTAGAACGACGCGAAGTCCCCGGCCAGCCCTGCTATCGTAGTTGACATCTCCGATAATTGGTTAGTCGCTACACCTGAGCTCTTGAGCATTGCGCCCATCGTGCCGGTGTACTTTTTAGCGGAGAGTTCGGCTAATCCATAGGCTCCGGTTGCTGTTTCCGACCAGCCAGATACGATATCCGCGCTGTTTCCAAACGTGACATCGATAACGTTCTGTACTTCGGCAAGGTCTGAAGCGATAGAAATACCTTTAACGGCAAACGCTAAAGCAGCAGCCCCCGCGGCAGCGGCCATAGTAGCGATAGCTTTCCCGACGGTGACGGCAATGCCTTTAGCAGCGCTGCCTATTTTACTTGCGCCTTTTTCAACCTTACGGTTAGCGGCGTCAAGATCGCTGTTTACGTGCTTATCGTTTGCCCTGACCTCATATTCAACCCTGCCGTCAGACATTACTTCTCACCTCTCTTTGCCCGTGCTGATAAGGCCCCGAACAGTTTGGCTATGCCTTTTTGCACGTTACCGTGGGCTTCTACTTCGCTAACTTCCAGCGCGTAATACAGCTTCAGCTTTTGCAGTTCAGCTCTCTCTTCCGCGTTATATTTTGTCGCTGCCGGTATTTTCCGCGAACGTATAGCCGTGATTTCTTTGATTTTTGTTCTTTCGGATAACCCTAAAAACAATGAAATGAATTTACGCCAATCAAGCTTGCCTTGCGCTTCGTATAAATCGATTCCGTAGTCCATCATGAAAGACGAATAGATATAAACCGCGTCCTGCTTGAAATCCACGGTCTTTACCCCATCGGGCGAAGGTTTTAGTTTCAGATCGATAAACCTGTCGAATATCTCATTTCGGATCGTTTGCTTTTGTGCAATCGGCAGGCTTTGAATTGATTTATAATTCTTCACCAGCAGCCTTAGTGATACGTCTATTTTGTCGATATCAAGTTCCTGTGAGCCCTGGAGATCGTCTACGCGCAGCACAACATCAAACGCAAGATTCAAGTCTAATTGTTTGCCGTATATCTCCAGCTGGTTATCCAGCGCATAATCGAGCCGCATACCGTCACGCGCCGTACCTTTTGGCAAGGCCGTCACGTTGTGCGCTAAGTATCCCTTGCACTTTTGGAAGAAGCTTGTCCGTTATATACGGTAATATCACTTGTGTCATTTCGACGTAGTTATAATCGTAAAACGTGACTATCTTTTTCCGGTTTTCCTCTCCGAAAAACAGATCCATCACTGCGAATATCGCGTTGCCGTATGTTTCGAATATCTCTTCGGAATCGTTTTTTCCGACCGCGGCGACCGCAGCTTTTTCAGCAGCCGCGAGCGTTTCATATTTCTTATGAAACTCCCGGACAACCTTCATAGGGTCGAGGGAGATAGTTATCTTTTCTTTTCCCAGCTTAAAAGTTTCATTTATCTGCGCCCTGCGCTTCAAAGTAACCATATTTCCTCCTAAAAACAGAAATTAAAAGAGCGGGTATGCCCCGCCCTCTTAACTCTTAGATACTTATTCTGCGTCGTTTGAAGTGACGGTCTGCTTGCCCGCCTTGAGAGCTTCATTCGAAGCGTTGACTTCGATAACGACTATTTCGTTGCCCGTCGTTGCGGTAATCTCCGCTTCACCGTCCCACGCCGTCCAGCCGGTAGTACACGTAGTGCCATAAGCCGGAACGCTGACTTGCGCGGCGGTCTTGTACTTATACGTACAAACGGGGTCTTCCGTAAGCGCCGGGTTAACGTAAAGCTGCGTCTTTCCTGCCTCCACACCTTCGACAGATACAACGGTAAGCTGTCCGATCACTTCGCCGTCTTCGGCAAGCGTAGGTTCGCCGTTGCCGTGTATCTCGATGGTGATCTTGCTCGGTTGGTTCGCGTCGCCGCCTGCAAGATTGACTTTCGCAAGCGTTACCGGTATCGTGATCTGCCGCCCGCCAGGTTCGGTTAAGCGAAGGTTAGTTTTCCTTGCCGCGCCAAAAGCATACATTACATCGCTAGAGAATATGTAATCCTGCGCCTCGTCGCCGACGATACGGTTTCCGGTGAGCGTCACAATATACTGCCCGCCGGTTACTTCACTGGAGCCCCAGCCTTTATTTTTGAGATAGGCGGTCTGCACGATTACCTCGTTTATCGCCTGATCGAGGTTTTCGATGCCGTCCATAAGCTCTTTATACGTTGCGGTCGTGCTAGGGGTAATGTCTATTTCCAGCAAATAATCATAGTTTATATCCATGCTATGCTCCTTTCATAAAAAATTGTACTTCAAGTATTGAGCCGTAAAGCCACTGCAAAGAGCTGGATTCCTGCTCAATAAAATTAGGCGCCGTCGTAGATCGAATGTTCAATATCTCCCATCCTTCGCCTGAAGGGTAAGATTTAAGCCGTGATAGTGCTACATGTATGTTTGACAGCGCTTTTAAAACTGTTTGCTGATTGTTGTGCTTTCCGTTAAGCACAACATCAAAATTGTTTAAGCTGTTTTTGCTGAAATATTCAGCGTCGGGTGAGCCGGGACCTAAGTACATTGCAAGGCCGTCATTCTCCGGCATGCTGCCGAGGTCGATAGAGGCATAAGGCGCGGCGTATAAAGTCGCAAGCGTTTTGACCGCTTGAATTACAAGGTCGTACACGTTATACCTCCTGTTTTACGATTTTCTGAAACATGCGCTCATACTTGCGGCTGTTTTTTTGCTTTGCCCTGTGCCCCCACAGCGTTGAAGCGTTCGGGTTTTTGTCACGCGATGGTTTACCAATATACAATTGCTTTTTTGCATACGGCGTATCCCATACGGCAAGCCCTTTTTCTGGCTCGCTTGCCCGGAGGGCCGAGCGCTCCAGCTCTCCCGTATCCTCTTTGCAAAAATAGTTCGCGTCCTTTATGAACTCGTTCGTTATTATGGGAGTGGCTTTTTCGCAGGCTGTGGTTATGCGCGCCCCGGCTCCCCTTTTATTTAGGGTCACTTTTACGCCGCTCATGATAACTCAACCTCGTAATGCGTACCGTCGCGAATTGGGTCTATGCCGCCCACGACCTCATACGCCGCACCGCGTATTATCTGGTCCCCTATGGCGAACGTCGCCCCCTCGGGTGAACTGTTCCGGCAGTCAAAATACATCAACGCCGATAATTGTATCTCGCGGTTGTCTTTGCTCTTTATGAGCTTTGATGTAGGCTCGAATAATACATGGGTGAGCGCCCGAGAACTCGCATGCGTCAAATTGCCCCAATCGTCTTTTACTTTTGCGCCGTAGTTATGCGTAGCGGAGTGCGGAAGCAGTCGTTTTGGTATTGACTTAGACATCGTAATCACCGCTTATCTTTGCGCTCTGGTCGAAGCTGTACCGGGCAGGCGCGTTGTGGTCTTTAAACCCGTTTTTAGTGAGGATTCCGAGCCGCAGATATTTAATCGCTTTTGGCGATATGGCGTCGGCAATTCTCGTGTCGCTTTTTACGCTTTCCGAAAATTTGCCGATAGACACTCCGCCGCGATAGTCGGCGCCGGATATCATTTCAGGGTCTTCGATTCCGGCCATAAAATCAACCTGGGCCGCGACGGCGTACATGATGTACTCTTGCGTTGCTTCGTCTAAATCGTCGAACAGCGTGGCCCTTTGAAACGTGCGCTCGTCTATTACCCTCGACGCTTCGAATATCGCGTTGGTCAATCCGGTATCATCATCGATAAACGCATTCACGCACGGGTATGTTGCCCGATACCATTCTTTGGTGATATAGCTGTCCATACTAAGCCCCCGTTATCTGGTCGTAATCCGCTATCATTCCCGTAAGGGTTTCAGCCGAGAGAATAAAGTAATCACTCCCGGCTTTATACATGCCGCCTCTTACCTGATTTGCCTGATCGGCTATCATTGCCGCTTCATCGTCGTAAAACTCCGCGAGCACTCCCTTCGGGGTTCCTCTGTATACTTGTCCATTGGAGTACACGCCCCTATAGATATACATGTCTTACCCCCTATGAGATTTCAACATATTCGACTATTACGTCCGCCACAAGTTCAGCAAAGTTGCTTGAGCCGAGCGTATAACATATGGTAGTTTCTGCCGCGCAGACATAAGGCTCAGGCACGAGCGCACCCGCACCGCTTTCGTCGGCGCACAGTTCTGCACCGAGCGTCTGTCCAGCACTGTCGAGAGTGCCTTTTACGGTTCCGGCTGCCGCCACGGAAACACCGGCAAGGAGCCCGTCCTCATCTCCGCCCGATATGCCGATGTCTACCGTCTTCGTAGTGCCGGTATCTTCTTTTGTAGTAACACGCAGCCATACGTTTTTAATTATCGATCCTGCCGGTATAACAATGCTCGTATCGTGCGGGTCGGTGTTCGCCGCTATAGCCAACAAAGCCCTTGCGTACCTTACATTGATTCCCGCATCGACCGAAAACCCGTCAAGTGGAACAAGCGTCATGCCGGTAAGCGTAGGCGCAGCGGTTTTTAGCGACTTATAGCTGTTCGCATCCAGCGAGATCGTTTTAGCCGCCACAATCGAGGTTGTGCTGTTAAACGTGCAATTTTTCACCCTGCAATTTTCGACCGGGGTAATATTGATCAGGTCGAAATAGGTATCGTTGCAGTCATACAGGCTAATGGCCGTCGCGCTGCCGTCCTGCTTGGCAAGATGCGCCTTAATGTAGTTGTAACCGTAAGACTCAATCAGCAGGCACTCGCTGCCGCCAACCGGATACGCCGAAATGAACTTATCCGTTCCGCTAAAGTATGTGTTGTGCAAACATAATACCCAAGTTCCGTGTGTGGGCACTGCCGCCGTGCCGTAACTAAGGTTCCCTGAAATATGCACTCCGGAAAATACGGAATAAGCCAGCGAGTCATACGCCGTTTTCGTGAACGTTATATTGCCCGAAATCAGGCCGCAGTTGCCGCGATTTGCGCGGTTGCCGTTCCCGCCGTAAAACTCGATTTTCCCGTAATAGTCCGTAAGCCCATGCTGCTCTTGTGCAATTGTCAGGTTGCCGGAGATCTCCGCGCCCTCCATGTTGACCCGGATGTAACGCGCAGACAGGAACGACGCATCGCCCTCGTATTTGCCGGGGGCAAGGTTGACAATGAACTTGCATAGCTCAAAATCCGCCGCCGAACCCAGCAACGTAACCGACACGGCATTTATAGCCGCAGCAAGAGCGGCCAGCGTCTTAAACGGCCTGTAAATAGAGCCGTCTTCGGTATACGTGTCCGTTCTCGTGCTATCTGCATAATACACGTGATTGCGCGGATATTGCAGCGCGCCCACTCTGTTAAGCTGCGTTGCCGTCATGGACATGACAACATCTTCGTTGATTTTCGGAGACGTAAAGCGCTTATTTGTTACGGTTTGAACAACGTCCTTCATGACAAACTCGCCCGCAGCCCCGCCTAAATCGGGCACCGTTGCCACGGCCTCTGCGTGGGTCTGGTCTTCGCTCGTAACGGTAAGCCCATCGCCGCCGTCAGAGATTTTAGGCGTTGTCAGGATAGGAGATGTCAAGGTCTTGTTTGTCAGCGTTTGCACCCCCGTCAACGAGACCTCTGCCGCTTCCCCGCCCTGTATCTCGTTGATTGCGTCCACTACCTTTTTTGCTGTGGTTTGCAGCAGCGCGGGGTTTCCGATATCTGCGTCAAGCTCATTGACCGCCGCCACAAGGCTGGTTTTTACTTCAGTTGTCAGTGCTGCTTTGTTGCCTATGCCCGTGTTAAGTTCGTTGATTGCTCCGACCGCAGATGCCTTTTCGATTGTGGCGAGCGCCGCAAGGCTGCCGACCTTAGCATCGGTCGCGAGCTTGGCATTTGTTAACGACCCGTCTTCGATGGAACCGACGCCACCGTCCTCAAGGTCTTTAACGCGGTCATACAGGTCGTCAAGGCTTCTTGGTAATCCTTTACTCATTTACTTCACCACCCTACGCCGCAATCTTATGCTTGAATTCGATCACCTTTATGTTCTTGTTCTCATAGACGCGCTCCCAGTTGGTCACGTCCGCGAGTTCGGTATTGAGCGGGGAATTGCCCGTCAAAACCTCTCCGAGCCACATTACGCCTGCGACGTGCATGACGAACGCCTTGCGCGAAATAAGAATGTCGTTTCCCGAAAGAGCCTCGCGGTCGGTTTCCATGCTCCATTTGGGCATCTGTATCTCGTTAAAGATTACAGGAGCAGCGCCATAAAGGTAAGTCGAGTAAACCGTAGCCGCGCCTTCTCCGCTGGTCGGGAGATTGTCGTCAACCGTCACCGGCTTGCCCATATAAGTCGGTATTGACGGTTTACCTTCAGCGTCCGGTACGAAGTCAATAAGATTGAGCTTCTTTATGGCCGTGTAGGTTTTCCCGTGCATTGCTATGCTGCCGAGGCTGTCCTGTGCGTCGCCCAGTACGCCCTGAGCATCGATGAGCGCTTCGCCGCTGAAATAGTTCAAAACGGACTCTCCGCTTATGTCGTAGACGTTGCCGGTCATTGTTGCCGCTCCGAGGGTGCCCGCGAGCAGAGCCGACAGCGCCGCCTGATACCTTCTATCCCAGTACGCAACGAGCCTGTTGGCAAGAGCCTGCGCCGGGTCGCTTCCCGAAAAGATTCCCGCGAGGTCGTTGTTGCCCCACGCTTTTCCTCTAAGGCACATTATGGCCTTGTCCTGAAAAGTGGAAAGCGCCGCCACGTCGAGTTCGGTTCCTTCGTTTATAACCTCGTCATTGCCGGAGAGATCGCCCCAGTAAGGAACGTTTATTACGCCTCCGGCCTTGCCCTTTGCTTCCATCTCCGCCGTCAGCTGCGGCGCGGGCAAAGCTATGCCGCTGTTCAAGAAATAAGACTTTTCAGCCGTTACTTCCTGCACATATGCGTTAAATATTGCCGGTTCGACAATATCGCTGATATTCGTGTAATCTGCCATTTTTTACTCCTTTAAATTTTAATTCCCGCCTGCTTGGCGAGCTCCCGCGCTTTCGCGGGGTTTTCGCGGAATAGCCTTGTCTGCTCCGCGACGTTGCGTGTCTCTTTGGCCCAAGGGTTCTTTAAGGTGGGATTTCCTCTGCCTACGGGTTCGCCTATGTTTCCCCGCTCGCCCGGTGTTCCGTATTGCGGATTCTTCTCCATGAAGCCCGCCAGAGCTTCTTTGAAGTCCTCACCCTCTCCCAAGGATTTACTGACTTTTTCCACAACAAACTCGACAAACTCAGGCGCTATATTTAACTCTTTGCTTGTTAAAGCGTAGTGCTGTCTGGACATCTGCGTATTGGTTTCGGCAAGAGATTTCTCTTTGCCCTCAAGCTCCCGTATACGTGCGTCCTTTTTGCCGTTCTCTGTTTCAAGCCTTGTCGC